TTTTGTCGTGTACTTAGGAATTTCTCAATAAGTCATACTCAGCTGACTTAACTATTCCCCATCCCAACTGGGTTCTCATTCTATCAAAAGGATTCCATTTTGAAAACTCTTCTGGAGTTAGAATAATTGGAAATTCGTCTTGTTCTTTTGTTGCTTCTATTGATATGAATTTCGTCAATTGATTATTCATATAACCATCTTTCTGCTTACGTCTATGTTTCCATAACTTGTCATGTAAATAAGCTAAAGACAATACACTATTTGTTGTAACCTCATCTGAAAAGTAACTTTTAGCACTGAAAAGCGTTTTAAGTTTTTCTTTCTCTTCATTAATAGCAAATAGGATTAGTTTAGGCTCTTGGAAACTCTCACGATGTCTATTAACTACTATCGAGAAGAAATCAGTACACAATGTCTTAACTTCATATTTCACAGTAGAATCTTCTCTGTAGTTAGTACACAATCCTTTGTATTCAATAGGGAACCCCTCAAAGTCTTTACTATAGTTATTATACTTCATTTTCCAAACCTCTTCTATAGGTAACTTTGAAGTATTATACTTATATGATGTACGACCTCGCATTAAATCTTTATGTTCTACATGAAGTAAATCAATACCATCTTCTTGTGTGAAATAAGAAACATGCTCTAATCTAAGAGAGTTATCTTCGATATACCATTTCAAATTAAACAGGTTACATAAATCTTCTAATAGCTCACGTAAACTAATCTCATGTACTGTATTCTTCTGATATCCAAAATAATCAATATAGAAATAGTTCACTACATTGTTAACTGAATCAACCTGTATATTGTTCCAAACGTTCTTTTCCTTAGTAACATAATTTATATCACTTACCACATCAGGATTCCATTGAAAGAAATCCGATTTTAATGTTAATCCTAATTTATCATTATTGATTAACAGTTGAATAACATCGGATAGTTTTCTTCCTTCAGCTTTAGCGATACGGATTGGTTTTATTGGATTTTCCTTATTAATTTCTAGGAACACTGGATCCTCCCCTACATACTGAGCACCATAGGCACCCGTACCTGCACCATAACCTATACCATTTGTAGACTTATCTAATTCTCTATACCATTTAATTTTACTAGGTATTTGATATCCAAAATCAAATGTATCTAATATCCATCCTCCTTCTGTTTGCGGAGTTTCTCCTGGTTCTAAGAAGCAAACCTCCTTTCCCATTATAAACTGAGTTTTATTAAATCTTTGAAACATTGCTTTATACCCCATAGGTTCCATCTCTGTTTCTAAATGCAGAATATTCAAATGCAACTCCAAATAATGATCAGGATTAGTAGATAAAATAGGTCTATCCTTATCCTCAACTACATCTATAAACACATTATGTTTCTCATTATCATTGATAATTTCATAAAGCCTTGCTTTTGTATCTAGTTCATCAATCTGAAAAGTAACCATACACTTGTCCATATTCCACTTACCATCACTCATAGAGAATGGATTTTCAAACAGAACCTTCTCAGTTCCATCATTGCTTACATCAACTATCTGAAGAATACACTGCTCACATCGTCTATCAGATAATTCTATTCTTCTAAAGAACTCAAAGTCCTTTCCAAGTAATACAATGTCTGGATACTTCTTTTTGTACTCATAGTTATTCTTATCCTCTAGATCCCATTTAATATCTAGTCTGTTTGTGAAGTCTAAAAACTTCGGCCCATGTGGCGTAATCGCTCTAACTTTTATCATAATTTCTTGTACTTTTTAGTTGTTTTACCTTGTTTTACAAAATAGAATTCTGGCGTTTCCCAAAACTCTACTCTCTCGCTCCTATCGCGTTCTTGAAGTCTAATCATCTCGCGTAATACAGATGCTGATTCATCTTTAGATTCTTTAGCTCTATTTTCTTTAGATTCCTTTGTTAATACATTTATACTATTTATTACTCTTATTCTATCTTTAGATCCTTCAGACATATCTTGTATCCCATACATACTATGTAATACATCTTCTAATCTTCCTTTGCCTTGAGCATCATCAATAAGTGCTTTCATTATGTGCCCATAGTTGCGTTTCTGCTCTCTATTTAATACATACACATCTTCTCCTCCTTCAAACTCAGCTACAGCCCTTCCTGTTCTTGAGTTCACTACTTGGAATCCTCCATTCTCATGTGAAGGACCATTTAATTCTACAGCCCCTTTCTTTAAACCCGTACGATATTTTGAACCTGAAGTCATTTCAAATGATTTAGCTTTAGCTGCTGCAAATGTTGTCCACATAGCTGCAATAAGTGCTATACCTAGAGCTTGTCCTACAAATGGAATTCCAGAAGTCCATTCTAAGATATTAGCAGAAGCAGTAACTAATGAAGAGGCCTGATTAATTGTCTGAAGAGCCATTTCAACTTTAGCCATAGCTTCTTTCTTTGCCATTGCCCTTTCTAATTCTTCCTCTTCCTTTGCTTTTTGTTCTTGAAGCTGTTCTAACTCCTTTTGTCTAATTTCATAGTTATTTACTAACCCTTGTTCTTGAAGCTCTTTTTCTTCATCTACTTTATTTTGTTGCTCATTGATAGCTTCTTCAATTCTTCTAACCCTTTCTTCATGTTCTTTTACTTGAGCTTCAAATATTGTGGACATTGAACTCCAAATAGTATTGATAGCTGTAGATATAGACTTAGCAAACTCATCTGCCTTTGCCCCTGTTAGATTAAGTGATTTAGCTAGTTCTTTAGAGAAAGAATCAAGATTACTTGTCCATTTATCTAAATCACTCATTGAGCGTTTCAGTCCATCATTAACAGATACTTCATTAATAGCATTATTAACTTCTTGGAGTGCTGCAACAGTTTTAAGAATCTCATTTGCCATTTCCTCCCCAAAAGCAGCCTTCATTTCTTTTGAAATACGAAGTACCTCACCAGGATCTGTACTATTCATCATACTATTTATCATACCATCAAATTGACCTTTATTATCTTCAGTCATTGACTGCCTAATAATCTCTAGTTTCTTTTGTTGATATTGACGTTGCATTTCTAGCAACATAGACTGCCTGTAAGCTTCATCATCTATTATGTACTTAGTATTACTTTCGTAAATCTTAAGTACACTCTCAGCCATCTGTTTCTCAACATCTAACCTATCCAAGTTAAATGCTGTAGTAAACTTTTGTATTTCTGTCGCTTCTGCTTTTTTAGATTCTGTTATTAACTTTTCTAATTCTGTTATTTTAGATACATCAGTGGTTAGTTTAATTTGATTTTGAAGTTCTTCTCGTATCTTCTCCCAGTCTTGTTTTATCTTAGATATTTGAGCCTCAGAAAAACGATTGTAAGTAACATCTATAGCTTGTACAGCTTTAAGTCTTGTCTCTTCTATTTGTTTGTCATACTTCTTATCTACCTCAGCAATGTCTTTACGCAATTGCTCATAAGCAGTACCATTCTCTGTTTTGTAAATCTTATTGAATTGCTCTCTTAGCTTAGCTTTTTTAGATTCAGCTATTTCAAGATTTTTAATCTCTAATTCATAAGCTTTCTTATCTTCCTCTAAAGTTTGTTGTAAAGATTCTATCTCTTTTTGACGAGCATTCTCTAATGCTCCTATTCTAGTAGCTTCTTCTTTTTTTACTAAGTCATTCATTAACTTAGTATACTTTTCAAGTAAATTCTTTTGCTTGGTTAGATCCTTTTCATCAACTATTTTAATAGCAAGCTCTTCTGCTACTTTAAATGTTTCATCAAACATAACATTGGTTTTGTCATGCTCTTTATTAATTTTAGATTGTTCCTTTCTGAACTCTCTAATGCTTTGTTGATAAACAGAACTATATTTACTTAAAGCCTCGTCCAATTGTTTTCCATCTGGTAGCCCTAATAAATATCGCGTCTCTTCATTTGTAATATTATGCTTTGACTCACCTATATCTACACCTGCAAATCTCCAAATACCTTCAAAAACCTTATCTGATATATCTTGCAATTGCTCATACCACTTTAAGTCTCCAGTCTCTAAAGCAGTTATTTGTTCAAGAAGTCTTTTCTGTCTTTCTAATACAAGTTGATAAGAAGCCTCAGCTTTAGCTTTCATCTGAAGGTACTTTACATAATTAGGTCCATTAGCTATTAGCTTTTTCTCTAACTCGCTATATGTTTTAACTTTACCTAAAGTATTTCCAAACTCATCATTATATTTCTTTACAGTTTCTTTCTTCTGCTCAAATGTCTTACCTCCCTTTTCAACCTCTCTACTTAACAACTGAAGTTTTGCAATCTGCTCTCCATACGTTTCATTTACCTTTTTAGCTATATTTTGATTACGCTCTGATTCAGCAGTTGCTAAACCGATAGCTTTCTTTACTTTATTCCAATTAGTAGCTAATACAGCAACTAAACCAATTAGTAATCCTATACCAAGTAACTTAGTAGCTGCAGCTAAACGAGTAGTTGCCCTTGTTGTTCCGTTTGTAGCAATTGTCCATTGGTTCTGAGTCCACACATAGGCTTTATTCAGTACAGAGCCTTGTTTTGTTAATTCATTTTGCGTTGCCTGAAGACCATTTAATAAAGCAATAGCTCCATTAAGCTTCACCAATGATTTGGCTACATCCTCATTTTCATTTCCAAACAAAGCAGCAGCACCTTGAGCAGCTGTTAATGCACCAACAATACCAGTTAAAGCACCTAACACCTGATCTAATCCTCTAGTAGATGAAATGCTTCTTCTTAATTCTGCATTTGCATTAGTTATTGCACTCTGATATTCTTCTGCTTTTTTACGTAAATCTTCATAGCGTTCAGAACCTCTCTTACCTTCTATCTCAAGAGCGATAAGTTCATTCTTTACATTACGTAATTCAGTGGAATGGGACTTTTGAGAAGTATTAGCTTTTCCTAATTCTTTGTTTTGTTTCTCTAGTTCTTTGGTGTATTTCTCTATTTCTTTAGATGCTGAAGCTTGCATCTCTTTTAACTCAAAATAAGCTGATGCAGAACCATTAGTGCTTCCAAAATCTTCAATAGCCTTTCCTATGATCTCATAAGCATCTTTAGCCTCATTTAATTTAGCTTCAGTAATAGCTATTTTAGAATTCAAATCATCAAAACTAGAAGTACTTGACTTTACTGAACTTTCTAATATTTCATTTTGATTTACTACCTCTTCGTAATAAGTTTTTAAGGCCTTGAATTCTGTTGATAGTGCCGTAACATTTTCTGTCTGATCTACACTTTCTAACTTAGTAATAAGAATATCAAACAATGAAATTAATACTTCAATGTCATCACTTGACTCTTCTATTGCTTTCTGAATCTTCATTAACTCCTTATCATCAAAAGATAAATTGATATCAGATAATTCATTAAGCTTATTCAAATACCCTTCAACATCATTTGCATATTTAGATATCTCATTACTTTTAAGAGACTTTGATGTTTCGTCAATAGATTTTTTGATTTGTTTTTGTGATGCGTCTATAACCTTAGTCTGATTAGCAATAATAGCTACATTACTACCAATAGCTTCTTTGACAGCTTTACCATGCTGTACATAATTATCTACTATTTCTTTTAAAGCTTTGTTTGTTTTGTCTGCCTCAGCTTGAACCAGTTTAAACTCCTTTGAGAAGTCTTGAAAGTTGTCCTTTAATGGACCTATATCTAGTCCTAATTTAACAAGGATATCATTGTCAGTGCTCGCCATCACGATTAATTTGAAGAATTAATTAAAATGTAAATAGCCTACTGAGTGGCGAGCTCCCGTATTAGCAAAGATAAAAATTAAATATGATGTTTAATTATGAAAACTAAAAACAACTAGGACAGTTAAAAAAAACAATATTATATATACATATAAGCAATAAAACACATTATCGTCACCACATATAAGGACAATAAAAAACATCAGTAAAAAACCTATAACAAAACATACATAAACTACATTTAATTAACATACATGTCTTGTCCTTTTTTTTGTTTTAGCCTTAAAATAGCTTTGTAGCATAATTCTAAACTTTATTATTATGACTAATTTAAACTACCTATTCTTAGAAAAACAATATGAAAAACTAGGAACTAATGCTTATGTGGCTAATAATCTATTAAATATAATAAATCGTATCAAAAAATATTATTCTGATACTGAATTAGATACTATACACCAGAGTATAAGTGAAAATATACTACTAGAAAATTGGGATAGAAGCCCAAACTTACGAAGTATAAAAATTGTAAACAACCACATCTATGAACTAGATGAATGGATTCTTAAGAATGAGGATAAACTTGGATGCTTACTAGATAAGCTTTAATGCAAAAAGCCACTCAATGAGTGGCTTTTCTATTTTTCATATTCTATCCCTTTTATATGAATATTTATAATCTCTTTAAATTTATCAATATTATTAAAACTAGAAATCTTTTTTGAAATTATACTTTTATCAATAACTGCTACTTTCTTGCAATACACATATCCATCAACTTTTGGTGGCATTAAAGGGATTGTTAAGTCATTATTATCAAAATAAACTCCAAGATCTTTATTTATTTTTTTACTTGTAATCATTAAAACTGTATAATCACCTGTAATATTAGTAGTTGAATTTGATATAATCAAAGCAGGTCTAGGTTTAAATTCTGACAAATCTGTAAAAGGAAATTTTACAATAACCAAGTCTCGTTGTTTATAACTCATTTTTAACTATCCAAATAATTATTCCAATATTCATTATCTTCCAATTCCCATTCACTTTCAAAATTTTTAGAAGATAGTTCCATTATAGCTATATCCATTTCTTCAATAGATAAATTCTCTATAAAGATATAATTATCATTAGTTGTAAATGGTTTTATTTTATCAAACCCCATTACATTCAATCTTAAATCTGGTAAAGATTTAGATTTATCTGTATCCAAACATAATTCAATCTTATGCTTAGGAGGTTGAACACATTCAGTTGTCGCTACAAAAATCATAATAATAAATTTTAGTCTTTATACTCATCTATAATTTTGCTAGCTGCATTATTGCACATCTCAGCAAATCTAAGAAAATGTGGTAAGGTCATAATTACAGTACTTGAAATTTCTGTCATTGTATTTCCTTCACTTTCTTCAGTCTTTACACCCAATTTCATTTTTACTGTTTCATTATTAATTGACATTTGAATGAAATCAGTAAAATATTTAGGGCAATTATCTTTTTCTAAGACAGTTATATTTTGCTCTTTTTTATTTTTCATTTTTTTACAAAAAATATTTTTTTACAAATTTATACTTTTATTTGACAATAATTTATTTATTGACTTTTATTTATGCTTTTGTAAATCTATTTATTTATACAATTATAGATAAAAATCAGTTAAAAATCCTGGCATTTTTAACCTTTTTACTAAGCCGGCACCCACATAGGGAAAGGCTTCTTATAATAGATTCGTTTACCGTGTACTAGACGGGACCTTCTAAAAATGAGTTTATGCAAAACTCCGTCAATAAAGCATGTCTTTTCCATTTGCTAAAAATAAATTTATAGGCAGATTATTTCATACTATATACATCTGCAACTTTACAGTATGTTTTCTCAATATGAGATATAAAAACCCCTACTACCAGGATAATAGGGGTGTTTTCTTTCATTGAACTTGCCATAAATTTAGATTTGTCTAGTACACAATTCTCTTTCAGTCCAATGAATCTATAAATTATTTTGCAAATTTTAACTTGCTTATTGACTCTGCAAATGTATTAAAATAATTTTAATATTTAAAAAAAAACTAAAATCTCATCTGTGGATGTTCAGCTTCAAACTTGATACGTTCCTCAAACTTTTTAAGTATTGAATAGAACTCAACCTCATCAACTCCCTTAAGCATCTCATACTGTGTGATATCTCCTCTAGAAATATCATATAATAGCTCACTCCATTCTTTGTCTATTCTTATCTGTTCAGCTTCATAATATCGCTCCTGGTGTTGCTTTACTTCTCTTGATTTTGACTTGAAGTATTTTGAATGTACTTTTTGAATTCTTCTTTCCCGCCTTTTACCAATGACAGGAGTAATAGAAAAAAAGAGTTCATTTCAACCCCTCCTTCCTGCCAATCATTTATCTTTGATTGTATCATTTGATCATTAATAATGCGTCTATCTTCTTTTTCTTCATTAATGAACAAGGCACAATAACGCAATACAGGATGTTGTTCTAAAGTAAAACCTTTCTCCATTTTCTGAACTATGTTATAAATCTTAATAGATGCATCTGCAAACTTAACACACTTGTCTTTATTAGTCCCATTAAGGTCATTATACGCACCAATTAAACTATTTTTTAAACTAGGTACATTCATATCAAATAACTCTAATTCAATCTTAGAAGCCTCTATTGCACGTGCAATAGATAACTTCTCTTCTACAATATATTTTTTGCCATTAACCTCAAATTGTTCTCCAATCTCAGGCTTGAAGCTTACTAAGTTTGTCATTTAAAATCAAATTAATGATTACACATACAGCTATAAAACCTAGGTGATACACTAGATTATAACTATGAAAATAAAAATACAAGTATGTCCAAAATGCTAATTGTCCACTTGTACATGGTTTACATCCCCATATCAGTTTATAAATAAAATACTTCCAATTCTTTTCATCTTGTCCAAAAATGCGATATCCCCAAAAGAAGAAACTTGATAAAAGAAAATCCTTTAATACTCCATAGTACAACCACACAATACAAGCACATAAAAAAGTCAAAATAAAATACTCTAACATCTATCTTCTTTTAAAATTAGCTCTGGTAAACAATTACTACTCATAGTATATTCAACAACCAAATCAATAGAAAAGGCTTCATAAGGATGCATTAAATACTTTATCACATCACGAGGATATGTATAACGTTTAAAAATCTCATAGTCATTTTCAATAATCCTTCCTGTTACAATAGACACCTTCTTAATAGATTGTTCTGGTATATTAAAAACATTCGGTTCTAGTTTACTCCTGATATAGGTAATAAGTCTATGTCTGATTGATTGACATTCCTTACCTTGTATTTTTTGGTTGTTTAACCAAACTACAAGTCTAAGAGTAGATTTATACATAAAATCGCTACCTCTACTACCTTGAGGAGTAGTTCCTAAATCTTCAAAATACAATACTCCTTTTAAATTAGAATTAGGCACCAAATCTGTAAAACACCCTTTGCGACCACAGTCATCAAAAGATACATCTACAGATGCAGGAAATTTAGATACTGCAAATGTATCTTCTACAATAGTCGGTTCTAGTCTTTCCATTGTCTGTACTAAACCAGCCTTCTTATCGATAAATTTCAAATCGATAAGCATACCTTTTATATGATTTGCTAACACTGATGTCATAGTAATAATGCATTTTTTATTATATCTTTTATCTTAGGTCTTAAATAAGTCTCAACAATTATTTCTCTTTCAATAGCATTTAATTGGTCAAACTCTGGATATCTCTTTTTGTTCTCAGTAAGTTTAAATGCAGTTGCATTATCTCCTCCTTTTACACCTGCTGTTAATATATCTCCTTCTCTTTTTGATTCAGGAACATTCCATCCAATATACATTTGACCTGTAAGAGATAAATTAACAAATCCAACAGGTTTATTTAATTTAATCCGATAGTTTATATAAGCTTGAGAAGTATATTTTCTACCAAAACCCTCAGCTAATATCCTTCGTGTAACTAATGCTTTAGCTGCTAAAGCGGCAGACTCTAAAATTGGCTTTACATCAACTGCTACTCTCTCATGAGCAGCATCAATTTTTAACTGAAATTCACCAGGACTTAAAGCCATAATTAGATTAATATTTTACCAACTGTCATTGTCTTTTCAGGATCACAAATAAAACACTCTGAGTTTTTAATATCCGAATTCTCAGCAAGCCAACTTACTAAACTCTTATATGAGTTCTTCAGAATAGCTTCATCCTTTGCCATTTGTTCTCTATTACTCATTGTATTGAAATTGATATTAGAACTTGCTAAAGCTTTTCCTAACATCATCTCACCTATCTTATACCATAAAGCCATACCAGCTCTACGTTGAAATAACTCATCTTGCATTGCAGGGCAAATCATATCAAGAATACTACAACTAATAACAGTGTTTAGTGAGATACCGAAAGCATCTGTACTATTAGAAGTACTATAAACATCATTACCATATACTCCTGATACATCCACAAAATTCTTTCTTACATGATCAATATTCCCACATGTACCACATGTAACCAAATTTTCTAACGGTTTCAAATCTTCATTTAAATGCGAATATCCAATAACATAAGTATTTTGCATTTCACTATCAAACAAAGGTAAGTTTAGAGGTTTATCAAGTTGGTACACAGTAGCTCCTAATCTTACAGTAATAGGATAAGATTCTATTTCTATATTATTTTTATACACTTTAAGTTCAATAGTAGCCTCTTTGTTAAAGAATAATGTTATACTATCAATAACTATAGAAGCTCCTTCTAATGGCTTTCCCTTAATCGAGACACCTTTAAATGCAGACTTATTATTACTTGGCGTTGAATAATTAAGCTTTCCTATAGAACCTCGATAAGGTTTATACTTCTGCTTATGATTTTCAGATATAGCTACTTGAAAATCACTTTCAAAGAAGTTAACTGCATTTGAATACATCTTATTAAACTCTGATTCTATTTCTTCTCCACATCCTAAAACATCTTGAATAAGCTTTAAAGACAATGATTTATGCTCATCAATGTAAAGACTAAGTTTACTTTTTTTAACTAAAGAATCTACTTCTATACAATCACACTCAGTTCTAGTTACTCCAACTAATTCACGAAAACATTCTTTTATTTCTACATTCATAACTCATAAGATTTAAAAAAGGGACACTTATAAAATGTCCCTTTCCATGATCAAACCAAAAAACAATTACTCACCAGGACCAACTAGTGCTTTATCAACTTTTTTATAAGACAAAATTCCTGATACTTGTTTACCTGTTTCTCCACAACCTACAGGATTTAATAAGAAATCATAATTAACTTCCATATAGTAGGTATGTTTGAAACGTTTTCCACTACAGTCATATTTGTAATAAACATCATATACAACTCCTGGTACATTGAACGATGGAATAGAATAACGTTGTTGCCAACCACTTGAAGGATTAACCTGTTTAGGAGTTGACTCATTGTAATTTCTATTCACAAACGCATAAGAACCTGGAGCGACTAAGAAAGATGTATCATCTACTCCTGCTACAGGGAAACCTGCAATATCAAAGTATGTTTTAAACAACTCTGAACGTTTGAAGTTTCCACTTTGTAGATCTTCTTTATCTAATCCAGCATTCATATACGGTTTCAATAAAGAACGGTTATCAATCAAGAAAGCATCTGCCATGTTGTTCACTTGGATATCAATTTTCATATCAACCAATAAGTCAATATTATATCTATCCTTAGGAACCTCCATAGAGTTTGCATTCCATGTAAACTCATCTTGATTTTTATTATAACCAGCATTTGCCGATAAGAATAACAATCCTTGTTTGTTCAAATACTCATCTAAAGCTTTTGTTTTAACTAATAATTGATTAGCAACAAACTCTTCTAAAGTATAACGAGAACGTCTTAAAGCGTTTTCATCTATACTGAATGAAGCTGACTTACATTTTGTCAATTTGAACTTTTTAGAGTTCATTGAAGCTTGACTTCCTGTGAAATTACAAACATCTTGACAATCATCATCAAGCTTTGTTTCACAGTTATCAATCCAAACAACAGTTACCTCATCATCATCCATTGAAGGATCCTCTAATGAGGTAATTACTTTGTTTCTTCCTACTTGTTCTGTTGTTAAAGCTGAGATTGTTGTAGCCTCAGCTTTATACATATCTTTTTGAGATTGGGAATTATTCCAATCCTCTTCAGCTTTCAATAAAATGTCGCATTGATTTGCGATTGAAATTTCTGCCATTGTTTACTTTTTTAAGGAATTAATAGTACTAACTAAGAATTGCCTTTTTGAGCTTCATATTGCTCTTTAATTTTCATTCTATCCTCAAAAGAAATGTTTCTATCTGTCATTAGAGCAGCATACTCATCATCATTCTTAGGAAGTTTTACACCACTTGCGCCAGGATCACCTCCATCAGGAGTTTTTCTAGGTTCTGCTTGTTGAAAATCAAAAAACATAGATGCCTTTTCTTTTACCAATTCTTCAAAAGAGATACCATGTCCATGTTGATTTTCATGTCTTTTGCCATCTTTTAAAACAATTAGTTCTCCATTGTTATCTTGGAAATCATATTCCTTTAATTGATTTAATAAGATATTCTTTTGATTAGTTGCCTTATTTGAATCTGTAGATAATACAGGCTTTAAGCTGTCTAAAACATTTAATGCTTTCTTACTTACATTTTCAAATGTGCGTTCTTTTTGATACTGTTGTTCCTTTTGGCTGTACTCTAACTTAACCTCCTCAATTTGCTTCTTAAATGAAGTCTCTTTTTCGGCTAATAACTTTAATACCTCAGGATGTGTAGAAACGTTTTCTATTTTAGGTTCAGCACTAGAAACTTTATGAATAATATGATTAATAAGTTCAACCCCTTTTAAGTCTTCCTCTACTTTGTGTTTACTCTTAAGCTCAGTTTCCAAACCATTTAAAACTTCAGACTTAGCCTTGCTATATCCTTGTTCAAATTTCTCTTTTCCATGTGATACTTTAGCAGCATCTTTTTCCAAAACAACATTTTTAAAAGTATCAGCTACAAATGCTGATTCTTCTACTGGTAAAATTTTAGACAATTCCTCCTCTTGCATATTGTATGTGGTTGCAAGCACTCCCACCAATGAATTTCTAAGTATTGTGTATGACATAAGAAATTTTATTTTTGTTTCTTTTTAACTTCTTTTTCCTTTTCAATCACCTCTTCAGGTAATTGAGTTTGTTTTTGTTCAATAAGAGCAAAACAAGATCTATTGTTACTGACAAATGCTTCAGGATTTGACATATAATATTCTTTTCCTGTCTTAAGATTTATAACATTATTCTTCATCTGCCTTTGCTTTAGACTTCTTAACCTTCACTTCTTTAACAGCTTCAGTATTTTGAATTTCCTTCTTTGTTTCATCTACTGTAGATTCATCAGTCTTCTCTTTCTCTTCATCTGCCTTTGCTTTAGACTCTAAAATTTCAGCTTCTTTAACAGCTACTTCTTCTGGTAAAGAATGAACCTCTGACCATCCATAGGTTGCTTTTTCCTTTTTCATATTTTGCCAAGCAGCTATTGTCACCTTGCGATTTACTCCATCTCTCTGAATTTCTATGTATTTCATTATGATGCATAATTTTTAATTGAACAACTAACACTACAAATGTATACAAAATTAAATATAATATTTACTTTTTAAATAATTTATTAAATACCAAATTTAATTTTAAACCAAAACTAAGTAGCTAAATCAGGACGTAAAGCGACTGCTATCTCATAAGGAATATAGTCAACTCCATGTCTACACCCATATCCTCCTCTATCTATTTTCCAATTGTAAGTTTCTCTATCGGTTATTGCTGTCAAATCAGGATCATTAACCCACTTATCAGCCTCTTCACTTGAAAACACCTTTCCATTACGCTCAATACAAAATTTACGAGAAGTCTTTATAATTCCACCGTTATAGATAAAGTACTTTAGATTTAGCTTACTAGCATATAAAGCTCCATTGAAAGCATTAACTGTTGCATAAGTATCATATGAGAATACCTTGTAGTACTTCTTGAAGTTTCCTACCTTGTGCTCTGTTCCTTCGATATAATTCTTAAGCGTTTTTTTTAATGCTTCATATCCAGTCCCTTTAGTTATCTCACTAAATACAGTTTTAAACATATCTGCTTTAAGTCCATCATTTTTAAACATTCCATTTAAAAAACCATCCTTGATTAAAGTACCATCAGCTCTAATCCCCATTCGTTTCAAGATAACTTTTTTTACTTCTGTTATTACTTCAGGAGCAACTGTAGTTACACTTCTATAGTAGTTAGCATTACTGTTTATTATTGTATTTAAATCAATTGAAATATTTTTAATCAACTGCTTAGTATAAGTCTCTGTGAATCTTGAATAAGCTATATTAAATAACAATACTGTTTTAGCATCTTGTACATCTGTAACAATACCGTTTTCATGCTTAAGCTTTAATATAAAATATCTATACATCGATTTAGTCAATTGACTAGAGGAAGACTGAATCTTGTCTTCCATAATATCAATTAATTTATCTAGTTCAACAGCTTTATCTCTGGACCTTTGTAATATTTGTTCCGTTCTCATCTATTTAGTCAATAACAAATGAAGGCTTAGTAACATCTTGCAATTCTTCCATAAGTATATTCACTTTATCATCGATAATACTTCTTTGCTTACCTAAAGCCATATTGTAAAACTCTGGAATCTCAAGTTCTATTGAGTCAAATATGTTATCGAAGTTAGCATATAGAACCTGCATACGTTTAGTTGTTAGGTTCTGAATTATAATATTTTGAATCTCTAAATCTGTTTTACCAGGGAATGGATAGAATCTATTCTTAGTTCTAAGCTTTGCTAATTCATCTTGATCATCAGCATAGATTATCTCACTGATATCATTATTTAATCCCTCTCTAATATAAGAAGGTGCCCCACTCTCATTAGCTAACTTAAGTTCTTGCAATAGTTGCCCCATAGTTTTAAGTTTAAAATCTGTAGGATATTTATGCCATATCAAGAATGAATCTACCTCGTCAAATAATAACTCGCTAATAACTTTCACAATGAACATCCACATCTCACTATACTTTTGTGCAAATGGATTCAAAGTATCGTATATACTATCAACATCAACTTCGACTTCTGTGGCAGTAGAAAACCTAGTTTGCATTAAGCTCTCCGAATTAAATACCATTCTAATAATCTTCTTCTCAAGTTTATCTACATACTCATCAAGAAACTTCATTACATCATTTGGAAATGGTATATAAGCAGCTAGACGAGATGCATCAACTACATCACTAACATTCTTTGGCATTGGTAATTCAACAACATCTGCTGCGGTTGTATGCGTTCTTTTTACACCAGTACCTCCACAATCATCACAGGTCTTACCTTCTGCAAGTCTACCACTATTACATCCCTTAGCTGTACATGGAGACACATAAGCTATTTGTTTAGGAAATGTATGTAAAGTGATTGATAACTGTAACTCTGAACTAACCTTGATAAATTGCCTTAATAAAGGCATAGCCTCATAGTGAAAAGGATTTACAAATGTCTCTGATTTAGTTTCTATATCTGGTCTATATCCTACACGTTGAAGAGGTAAAGTTTTTAGTTTGTGCTCATAGAAATAAACAGCATACTTCTTGTTCTTCTTTTTGTTTTCGTAAATATCATCCCAATCAATGAAAGGAGTTCTAATATCTTTTGGAATCTCTTTATACTCCACATGATTATCATCAGAGAATATAATATATCTTATAGCCTCTTTAGTTTTATTATCCTTACATTGATATTTATAACTAAACTTAGCGACTAACCATTCTGCCTTTCCATTTACAATTTTAAAGTTTATTGCTTGCTTACTACTAATTTCTAATGGGTAAGCTTGAGGCTTTTCGAATCGATAATCAAAAGGTTTAAAATTTACCCATATCCAAGAGTTAGGATCTGTAAATGTCAGAATTTTAAAACGCTCATTTAGATACTTATCTACACCATTATCATGACTATCTCCATAAAACTTATCAATACTTTGTTGTATTTCTTCTACCTTAGAATTGTCTTTGTGTTCTACTAACTTCTGAACTTTATTAGAACGTATCACCTTTTCAAAAGTTCTTATAATTTGAGCACAAATAGAAGGAGTATAGTGTTTAGTTATATTCTTTCTTTGTTCAAACAAATCATTATCTTCTCTTCTAACAAATTGACGTAAATAGGTATTTAGCTTTCGCTCTCCTTGCTCATTTTTCTCATCAGTTATAAATGCTTCATATTCTGATGCTAGATTGCATACATGATCATAATTAGCATGAGTTAAATTATTATTTATAGTATTTTCTAAGGTACTTCTAAGTGCTTCGATATTCATAACAGCAGTATTAACTAAACAACATATTTATTAACAAAGGTAAAAATTAAATATAATGTTTAATTTAATCGTTTAAAAAATAATCATCTAATACCTCACACACTAAATATTCTACAGCATCTGAGGTATGTCCATATTTCTCATACATTTGATTCGTTTCAGGATCCTTTACCTTCTCTTTTAATTTCTTTCCATCGGCCCCCTGTTTTAACCATTGAAAGTCATCTGATATATGAGTACATTCTTTTTCAAACAATACCTCAACTAATAATTGTTCTCCTCCATAATCAATCCACAATTTGCCCTCAAATATCTTCTGCATAAAGGTTCGTCTATTCATTATCCCTTTGTTATAAGAAGGAACTCTATCGGAATAAACGGAAATGTAATCAGCGAGTACTTTCCTTACTGTGTCAAATTGAGTATGGTCACCATTACCTGCTTGTCTATAATCTCCAGATGCATCACCATAAAAATATACTTCTGGATTAAATTCTCCATAGTCATCCACAAACATCTCTGTAACACGCTCTGTTGTATTATCGGGTGTCTCTCCACAATACTCATCAAAAAAGCGTATAATGAACTTCTTATTTTCTGAATCTATAATTATTTGTGCACATAGAAGGGTCATGTAAGGGACTGCATTGAAGTCATAAGTAACATGAATAGGTAGATCTGTTCTGTATCCAAAGTCTCTTACATGTCTTTTAGATGAGAATGAACTATAATAAGCTTTTCCTGATTTAGCAAAAGGATAACCATAAACGAATTTTAAAGCTTCGTTTTCGCTTAATGACTTCAACCTATTATCAATATACCCCTTAGGTAAGTTCTTTTCATTCCAATAGGTAGAAGCTATACAAACAGCCTTATTATCATCTTCTTTGTAAAAAAAATCATTAGGATCTGTAATCTTTCTATATATGTCCTCTTCATACTCGCCAAGTTTAAACATATCATTAAGCCATTGTACAATACCAATACTAGGAGAAGTATTTATACAACAAGGATTAATGGCTTCATAATGTTCTATTGGTTCCTCTATATCGTCTATATAAACAATCTCTAAAGTTTGTTTATGATACAACATACCTGGTTGTGATAAACGTGCAAGTATAACAGCTTTTAAAGCTTCTTCTTTAGTATCCTTTGTCTCGTCTAACTCTGCCCAACCTATTTCCTTACCATCATGGGCCATATAGTTATCTAAAGATGCTGTATAGATAATAGCTCCATTAATAAACGAAATAACACCATGGTAAGAATCGAACGTACTAAACTTAACAAAGTGATCAGGAGGTTTAACCCCAACCACATAATGCCCTTTTGGATTTCCTTTCTTATCGTATTCAGAAAGTCCATAATCTTTAGCCCATACTTTCTTTACTGCAACCATTGTTGACTGTCTAAGCTGCATATAAGTATTAGCTGCTATCATTCCCTTTATCATAGGAAGATTAATAGCATATAGAGCAGATTTAGAGCCTATCAAATGGGACTTACCAAGCCTTTGTCCTGCCATAAATAATGTCAAAGGTTTTCGACTAGCGAAAACCTTCATTTGTGGTCGTGATAACTTAGCTGTCTTACAAGTATCCATTAATGTACTCCTAATTGCTTTTTAATATTCTTATCTGAGCTTAATTCATATTCATAAGCTCCTACTTCATGTCCCATACAAGAAACTAAATAGAGTATCAAAGGATTCTCCTTTGTGCCTCTAACCTTAAACCCTGTTACTATGTATTCAGATTGTTCTGAATCTGTTTTAAAGTAAACAACTTCTTCTAATTCAAACTTACTTACAATCTTCATCATCTGTTCTAGTATCTTCCTGTATAATCATCTTTATTTTAGGCATTCCTAAAGGTTTATCCTCATCTCCTTGCAGCACTTTAGTATCTCTCCACTCTTCAGGTTTTCTATTCTTTAACCAAAATATTTGAGCAGTTGTATCTGGTTGAACTTCTTTCACTACTCGTTTTGTTTCAACCATTTCATAACCTTCTAAGATACCTTTAGCATTATAGTTAGCTCTACGTTCTGTTGTTATTTCAGTGAATTTATATCCCAATGCTCTTTTAAGTAATGCATTCTCTACTTCTCTATCAACTACATCCTTTCCCTTTTTTAGAGCCTCCGAAAACTCCCTATGCTTCTTCTTCCATTCATATAGTGTAGATGTTGCTATTCCCATATTATGAGCTATCTGTTCATCTGACAAACCATCTGTAGCCCAACCTTGAACCACAATAAGTCTATCGCGCCACTCTACTTCATATTTACTAGGTCTAGCCATTATTAATAATTATTAAACATTATGTTTACAAATTTAATTAAAAAAAGCGGTTATAAAAACGTATCCGCCCGAGCAAGTGCATGTTTCATAATATAATGTAAGGAAGTAAGTTTGCTTTAAATAATAAAGAGATGAGCAAACAAGAAATGATGTACTCTCATGTAGAGGATTACAAAGCA